GTGCGACTTCGCCTTCCACGCGTCCAGTACGGACGTCTTCTTACCGGGAGGTAAGGAACCTATCTTTCGAGGATAGGTATAGCTTGCCGCTTTCGGCAGGCATATTTCGATCGAGTCGAGCTCGGTCGAATTGCATTCCAAACTTCGAGTTTGGAACGAATCTTAGGCCACGTCGCCTAAGATATAGAATCGCAACTGCATGTTCCGATTCATGTACCAAGTGCAAAATTGTCTTGGTCATAGGGTTACCCATCATATAACCCTCACGAATCGAGCCGGACCATTCGACTGGCTCGATATATTCCTCATGTTCTCTAATGACATGAGATATAACCTCAACAACTGGTTGAGGTTCAACGATTGTCAATAAGATCAATCGTGCATACGCGGCTGGAAAACCGACGTATTCAAAGAATACCCGTAAATGGGTATATCCTACGGCCTTACAAATGAAGTCCGTTGATTCCGTCCAGTCTTTAAAGACGTGACGAATATCCGCATGAACTTTGCCCGTGCGGGAATCATAGATGAAACCTGATTCATCTGATAAAGGAGATATCCGTTTCTGATGTCTCCATTCATGGCCACTTTCGAGGAGGCCAGCGCGATGCTCTGGAAGTATCGCGAGTGTCGCCTGTGACAATTTTGCCCCAGGCGTAAGGAACCATGCGAGACACGCATGGCTCTTCGTCAGATTCCGTTCTTTGCCGGGTTCTGAAATATGGATGATTTTTGCATCCATCAATCGGGGGGCGTATTCACCCTCCGAAGTTAGGAAAGCGTGATATTCACTTTCCATCTTCCACCGGCCTCTTTTGATCCAGTGGTTTAGGAACAGCTGATAGCTGATCCAGAATAATGGACGACTTACGTCCATTAACTCTTCGGGTGAGTTACTCACCTGAATATACTCACGAATTTCGTGAGTAGATAGATCCCTTACTGGAATCTTCCACTGGTACCTTCGTGCCAGTTCAAGAAGCGCTCGTGCGTCTTCTATTTTACCTCCGTCTTTTACGAAGGTATCAAGCGATGCCGACCCTTTGATCGGCATGGCAATCCGGGAGAATGCCTCCTGGAACATTTCCTTCTCTTCTTCTTTGAGAGAATGGATACGGTCCCCACTTAAGATTAAGGGGGGAATCTTTTCTGACAGCCTAGTTTTGACTGCCAAAGCCTGAAGATGCATCATCTCCGGGGAGACCTTAACCGGTTCACGGTTAACGGTATTGCGAAAGGATTGCCTTTTGCATTCGGCTATCGCCTCAGGGAGGTAGCCTAAACCCCTTGTTTGACAAAGGGTAGTCATCCGGAAAATCCATGCCGGAGACAGAGTGTAATCCGATCCTGTTGTCGAATACACAGACTCAGCGTATGCTCGAAGACGCTTGAGTTCGGTACCAAAGAAAGCTCCAAAGCTTTTGGTACTAGCACGCCACTCCGTAATTGAGAGTCGCGTAATTCGATCTTCCTTGTGGAAGTTCGATTTCACGAAATTTGAGAAAATTTTCGCGTCCTGGTAGAATCCAATTTCTGGTTCTACCAATAGCCCACCAGCATTCCACTGAGGGGCTAATCCGTATATCTCAAGGAGATCACGGAAAGCCCATGCCGTATGTTTGGCTATGGGCTCATAGCCTTCAATCTCAGGACTGAAGGCCATCATCTTCTTAATAAGAAGACTATTTATCGTATGCATTGACTGCATAACGATATGCTTCGTCTTGCGAATGCCAAGACGAAGGATAAGCTCGCGTACCTTTGTATCGAGCTTATACTGGTAACTGTAGCGACGGTACCAGTATAGAGCCTTGAGGATATCCACAAGGTTCTTATCAGTGACATGGGCCCAACCAGTCACTTGTATCTTATCGCGGAGAAAGCCGGGATAAGAATTATCAAATACTCCAGTGGAGTTTTGACAGAACATCACCTCTTCGGGGTTGATGTTTTCGGGGGGCTGGTTATCTTGTTCCCAACCCACCAGGTTCCGGTTTAATGATCGTACATAAACCAGGAAACAGAGTGGCTGCATAGAGCCATTCTCTAACGCAACTTGCCCACATGGACAGTTTGCTCTAAGTCGCTCGCGGCCGCGCGACTTATCAGGTCTTACAAACATGCAAGACCTCAGCGGACAATGTATGTCCGCTTTTTCCCCGGCCTGGTATCCGTGGAAAACGCTCTCGCAGGCATCGTCTGCGATGAGATAGCCTTGGTCCAACGTTGTGGCCAAGGGAATGGTCGCTGTGTGAATTACAAAGCGACTATAGGCGGTGGAAAACTTCCTACCACCGTGTGACGCGAGAGCCGATAGAGACTCTTCGTGTGTGGATGGTTCCGAACGGAATCCATCTGAGCTAGAGAATGCTGACATTCTCGGTGTGTACTTCACGCGCGACTAAGTAGTCCTTAGGTGAAG